TTGTCTGAAATCACTAACATAGTTATAGAAGGGGCGAAGGAGATGCTAGAGGAAATTTCATATTTTTTAATCAGAGGCATTTCGGTGCTGCGGAGATTGCGGCAGGGCGATGTAGGTGTAGGAAAATCGCATTTAGCAATGTCAATTTTACGAAATCTTAATGAAAAAAGGGATGTCGAGTGTTTGTTCATCAGTGTGCGAGAGATGATGTCAAAAATTCGTGATTCATTCGACAATAAAGAAATCAAATTTGATTTATGCTAGGTGGTTTAACTATTGTGAATACATCGGAAACTACTCACTTTCGATCTGGAAATGGTGTTGCAGATGTAAGGTATCTGTATCCTGAATGTGGACGTCAACGCACGATGATTACAAAGGTACATTGTAGGGAGTATCATCAAATGGAAAGGAACGAACTGTTTGCGCAATATAGCTTTTAAAATATGCACCAGAACCCAAGGGAACTTTGTGAGTTGCAACAAGAATTACGTAAATTGCGAGGTGAAATCATTAAAACATTGGAGGGTCTATTTAGAGATATACATGCACTGGAAAATTAATACTCATAAGAAAGAAAATAGGTAATAAGTAATAAAGGTAGCCCTAAAACTTTTAAATATAAAGGGCCAATTAGTTGCTTATTCTTTATTTTGTTGGATATTCATATTCTCTGGGTTGCCTACAATAATCTTTTAACCTAGGTAATACACTTCCGAATTGTTGATAATTTTTTCTTGCCTCATTCAGTGTTAAGCCGTGGTTTTGATCGCTTTCTTCATTATTGCGTTGAATAAAACAATCTATCTCCCAATAACATACTGGACATCCGTAAGCGAGGGCATCACCATCATTCGGAATTGTAATAAATCCACAGCAAGGACACGGGGAATTTCCGACTATTTCAGATTCAGTGTCAAATTCATCACTAATTCTTTCTTCATAGCTTATTTTTGGCGTCATTTCTATTTTTAAGTACAGCTATTGTTTAAAACATACCAACTCAAAATGTTAATGTGGCAACTAAAGATGCTAAAGTATTAAATAGCTCTAATAAAGTAATAGATGATTACTTTAATAAAGTATTACAAGAAGATAAGAATAATGGTAAATTAAAAACATCAGGTGTACTCCAATGGGTGAAAGATGCAAGTAAGTTTGCAAAAGATGCTTTAAAAGCAGGTGTTGATTTTTTAGTATTAGATGATATTAATACAATATTTAATCCTAATGCCTCCAAGACAGATAAAGCATTAGCCGCTGTAATGCTTTTCCCAGCAGGTAAGGTGCTGAAAACTGGAAAAGTGGTAGATTTGTTAAAAGCATCAGGGAAAAAAGAAGTTGTTTCAGCATACGCTGGTTTAGGTAAGATACTTAAACACAATTCTAGAGGCGTACTTTTTGAAGGTAGTGGTAAAAAAGGATGGAAACATATCAAAAATGGTCATATTAAAGGTATAGGCGCAAAAAAAGGAGATACATTCTATCCTAAACACTTGAAAGAAAGTGAAATTAAAAATATAATTATGACGTCTTTAAAAAAAGGGAAATATAAAGGGAAAAGTAAGAATGGCAATAAAAGCTATCAATATAAGATAAATAAGTATGGTATTAAAAATATGAAAGTAATAGTAGACAAAAATAATATAATTGTAACTGCATATCCTATGGATGGAAAATCAGTTAAGAAAAAAAAGTAGGTGCTTTTAAATGAAATTAGTATTTGAAATTGAACCGTATGAAGACATGTTAGACGAACCATTCACGACTGAAAGTTATTTGTTAGATAGGATAAATATGTTCGTGCTTGAGAACAATAAGAGGAAGGAATTTTGTACGTCTACTTTCAATGGCTCTATTGTACTGGACATGGCTGAGGGATTGATTGAACTTTATGAACAGAAAGAAAAAAAATTTACAGTTGAAATGTATGAAAGTACATATGAATATACATTTACGTATTTCCAAAAATTACTAACTATTACGCGTTATGAAGGATACAACGGAGAAACCATCGAAGTACTAAAATGCCGTTTTGAAGACTTTGTAGAAGCGTTTGTGAAAGAATATGAAAAGTATCATCGCTTTATTTTAAAGCAAGACCCACATGCGTTTGAAAATGAGGATTATTGCATGATGAGAGATCAAATAAATACTTTAAACAATTATTTAAAGAAACTAATTTAAAAAGGCAATGAACCAAGTATTAACACTTGGTTCATTGCTTTTTCTTATCAAGAAAAGTAGGTGAATTTAGTGGCAGTTAAAAAAAAGTTGGTGAAAGCTGAAAGAATTACAAAAGAAGAACGTCGATTAAAAAGAAATTATAAAGACATTCAAAAAGACAAGTTGATGTTTTTATTGAGTCAGAAAATGTTTGGCAAAGAACATACAATATTATTTTATAAGGAGAATGAATATGTCAGAAAACAAAGTTGCATTTGGTTTAAAAAATGTACATTATGCACCGATTACAGTTGGGGAAGATGGAATTGAAACATATGAAGTGCCAAAGCGTTATCCTGGAGCAGTCGAACTATCTCTAGAGCCTAAAGGTGAATTGAGCGAATTTTATGCGGATGACACAGTTTATTATGCTGCAGCATCTAACCAGGGTTACGAAGGTACGTATAATGCAGCAGAAGCACCAGAAGATTTCCGAATCTCAGTGCTTGGGGAAAAATTAGTCGGTGGCCTATTAGTAGAAGATGCCAATATTAAACCTAAGCCAGTCGCACTATTGTTTGAATTTGATGGAGATGTAAAAGCAACTCGTCATGCTTTATACAATGTGACTTTTAATCGTCCAGGTCTTACTTCAAAAACAAAAGAAGATGCAACAGAGGTAACGACAAATGAACTAAGCTTCATGGCATCACCGCGTACTACAGACGGCCGCGTGAAAATCAAAACATCTGCTAAAACAACAGATGAAATCTATAACAAATGGTACACAGCAGTTCCAGAAGCTGTTGAAACACCGATTGTATAAGGGGGAAATATAAATGAAAATTCAAATTGGTAATAAAGGTGTTCGTTTTGAAGCGAACGCTCTTTTTCCTGTTAAATATAAATCTCTAACTGGTCGCGATATTTTTAAGGACATGAAAGAAATCGAAAAATTATCGAATATCACTGCTGAAACAATGGACCAATTCAATATCGATATTTTATTTGATATGGCATATGTACTTGCTTGGTTTGCAGATCGTAGCATTGGAGATCGTGACGAATGGTTACTATCGTTTGATGAGTTTAATATTTACGAAGTTTTACCGCAAATCACAGGTTTATTAGCAGATTCACTTGCTACTAAAAAAAACAAACCAGTAACATCGGGTCCAAAAAAGAAGAAACGGAAGATTTAACAACCGATCTGTATTTAGTTTTATGTAGAACGAATAAATTAACTCATGAAGATATGGCAATGATGACAATTGGAATGTGTTTGGAGTATATCGAAACATATAATGAAGTACATCATCCGAGTCAGAAAAAGAAAGAATCAAGAAATGCGCAACAACATGATTTTGATGCCTTTTAGAGAGTGCCTTTGCATTCTCTTTTTTTTATGTGTCTAAAGAGGTGAGTAGATGGCAGGTAATATTAAAGGGATTACGATTGAATTAAATGGTGATAGTACAAAGCTCACGAGTGCAATAGACGGTGTTAAAAGACAGTCTATTGGATTACAAAGCGAATTAAAAGAAGTCGATAAACTATTAAAATTCAATCCTGGTAACGCAGATTTAGTTGCTCAAAAACAACAGAATTTATCAAAGCAAATTGAAGCAACTGCACAAAAGTTGGATGTACTAAAACAAGCACAACAACAAGTTGAAGCACAATTCGCTGCAGGTACATTAAGCGAAGAAAAGTACAATGCTTTCCAACGAGAAGTCATTAATACTGAAATGGCACTCAAAAATTATAAAGTACAGCTGGAAACAGTAAATACTTCGCAACAAGAACTGAAAAGCAAAACGCAACAGTTAGAAACGCTATTTAAGGCAACTGATACAACGATTGATCAGTACGCTAATACAATTGGAGTGGATTTACTTCAGGCAATTAAGTCTGGATCGGCATCTTCAAAACAATTAGATTCCGCATTAAATCAAATCGGTAAGGCGGCACTTGGTAGCGAAATAGATGTTGAAAAAATGAAGCGAGCATTGGCAACCGTTGATGACGGCGCATCTTTAAAAGAAGTTCAAAAAGATTTAAGTAAAGTTGCGAAAGAAGCCAATAGCGCAGAAATTGAAGTTAATAGCTTTGGCGATACCATAAAAGATGTCATTACTGGTTTAGCAACAGGTGGTGGGATTGCTGCAGTCGTATCACAAGCACTTGATGTTTCATCATTAAATACAAAAATAGATATAACATTAGATGTACCAGAAGAATCTAAGGCAAGTGTACGAGAAGCTATTAAAGGTGTGGAAACATACGGAGTAGATGCAGAAGCAGCGCTTCAAGGTGTTCAACGACAATTTGCGCTGAATAAGAATGCATCTGATGAAGCGAATAGCGCAATTATCGAAGGAGCTGGAGTGATAGCTTCTAGTTTTGCAGGAGTAGATTTTACAGAATTAGTTCAAGAAACTAATGAGTTGGCTGCAGGGTTGAAAATATCAAATGAAGATGCACTTGCGTTAACAAACGTATTGTTGAAAACGGGTTTTCCTCCTGAACAATTAGATACTATTTCTGAATACGGATTGCAAATGAAGCAAGCAGGATATTCAACTGCTGAGATTCAAGCAATTTTTGAACAAGGTATAGATACGAAAAGTTGGAATATTGATAATTTAAATGATGGTGTTAAAGAAGCAAGGTTACAAATGTCCTCCTTTGGTCAAGAAGTACCTAAAGCATTAGGTGATTTGCTTTCAAAGACAGATATTTCTTCGAAAAAATTTCAACAATGGGGAAAAGATGTTGCAAATGGTGGAGATAAAGGTTCAAAAGCGATGTCAGAGATGGCAAATTGGTTGGGCAAGGTAAAAGATAAGAGTTTACAAAATGCACTAGCAACACAAATTTTCGGAACAAAATGGGAAGATCAAGGACCTAATATGGTTTCGAACTTAGAGGGTCTTAGTGATGCTCAAGATAAAACAAAAGAAAATCAAGATGAATTGAATAGTTCTACTGAAAAAATGAATGCTGATCCAGCTGTTCAAATGAGAAAAGCAATTATGGATATTCAAACAGCAGTTGCGCCTTTACTCGTTTCTATCGCAGAAATAGTGAGTAGCATTGCGAAATGGGTTTCTGAAAATAGCGCACTGGCTGGAGTAATTGCCGCAGTAGTCGTTGGTGTGGGTTTAGTTGTTGGAGTATTTGCTACTCTAGCACCAATAGTGATGACGATCGGTGCATTAATTGGTGGAGTCGGAGCGGCATTTAGCGCGGTATTGCTACCAATTATTGCAGTAGTCGCAGCAGTAGGATTAGTTGCAGCGGCAGTAGTAGCCATTCACCTCATTTTTCGAATTTAAAGGATATTTGTAGATATTTGATTGAACTTGTCTGAAATTTCTTCTAAATCTCTATCATAGTTATAGAGGAGTGAAATGGATGCGAGAGAAAAATTTAGTGGAAAATACGATTGCGGAAATTCTATATTTTTTGAATCAGGGGCATTTTGGTGCTGCGGAGATTGCGGCAGAGCGATTGCACGAACAGATTGTTGAAATATGTGAGCTTTCACGAGAGAAAAAAAGAAAGCAGCGGGAGGATAGATTATGGCGGAAATAACATGGATTAAATTGAAAACGGATCTATTTGAACATGACAAAATAAAATTGATTGAAGCATTACCAGACTGCGACACAATTTTGATTATTTGGGTGAAACTTTTGACAGCAGCAGGGAAAGCAAATTCAAATGGATTCATACTATTATCAGAAAATATTCCGATGAATGTCGAGGAGATGGCGACGATTTTCAACCGACCTTTGAATACGGTGAGACTTGCTCTTCAAACCTTTATGCGATACGGCATGATTGAAAAAGAAGGGGAATCCATCCGCGTTAAAAACTGGGAGAATCATCAAAATATCGATGGCATGGACAAAATCAAATTGCAAAACCGCCTTCGTAAACAAAAACAACGTGAAAAGCAAAAACAAATGCAGCTAGGTCACGTGATGTCACAGGACAGTCACGCAACAGAACTAGATCAAGAAAAAGAACAGAAAAAAGAAGAAAAAGAATTACCTTATAAGCAAATTATCGAATATCTGAATGCGAAAGCAGGTACATCATTCAGAAGTACAACAAAATCAACTCAATCTCTTATTAAAGCTAGACTTAATGAATCTTTTACAGTCGAAGATTTTAAATTAGTGATTGATCAAAAAGTTTTTAGCTGGCTACAAGATCCGCATTTTAGTAAATATTTGAGACCGTCAACATTGTTTGGCACAAAATTTGAAAGCTATCTAAATGAGAGGGTGAGAGGATTTGAAAGCAACCGCGCAAGTATTACCAAAGAATATTCAGATGACATTAACTTCTAATGAATGTTCAAACCATGCGAAACCAATACGTTTAATGATGATTGAAGGTGAAGAAATTTGCCCAGCTTGTCAGATTGCAAAAGAAAATCAAAATTTTGAACAGAGTCTTCAACAAGAAGTATTAAATCGAGCTGCCAAAAAGAAGAGAAACACTTTGTACAGGCATTCAGCTTTTGCGGATGAAACGATTCGAGAAGCGAGCTTTGGCAAGTTTATAGCGGAATCCGAAGAAGAAGCGAAAAACAAGGAACTAGCCATAAAAGCCTTTAATCATTATAAAGCAGGGAAGACTTTTACGACGTTATTACAAGGGGACACGGGTGTTGGAAAATCCCATTTAGCGATGTCAATTCTTCGTAATCTAAATGAAAAAATGGACAGCGAATGCATTTTTATAAGTGTCCGAGAGATGATGTCGAGAATTCGAGATTCCTTTGATCACAAAGAATCGAAGTATACCCAGCTTTATTTTGTCGAGTTGTTAGCAAGAGTCGACTTTCTATGTTTAGATGATTTAGGTGCTGAAACAGGGGCGATTACGACGAATAAAACGGCAACGAATTTCACTTTGGAAGTATTAACGGCAATATTGGAAGCGAGACAGTCGAAGTCGACGATCATCACCTCAAATTTGTCACGTAATCAAATGGAGTTAATGTATGACAAAAAACTTATATCACGTTGTCTTAAAAATATTGCGGTGATCAAGTTCGAGCAGACGCGCGACAAGCGAATCGTTGCATTTGATCTATTACAGGAGGTTTAACGAATGGAAATGAAGCCTATATTAATCGGATTTGATGGCCCTGAACCATATGCCATTGTCATTGTAAATCGTGTGAATTGTCGCCGTTTCAAAAAAGTGTGCTATGATGCATTTGAACTTCAATGCGTCGTTGAACAATATTTACCTGCGGAAGGATATGTTTTGGACGTATTAATGAACGAAGTCGTATTTTAA